TCACACATTTGATGTGCATTATTTCCCACTATCAACGGAAGATGCAAATGTAGAAATGCATGATGTAGCTGAGAAGCTATATGACGTACTGGAATGGATATCAATTGGATTGGGTTCACATCACGGATCCAAGATGACTCATGAAATCATTGACGGCGTTCTTCATTTTTCCGTTTCATACGATTTCCACTTGATGCGTCCAAAGAAAGACTATCCGAAGATGAAAACTCTCACTAAGGAGGGATTTATTAAAAATGGCTAAAGTTGATGATAAAACGGTAGATGAGCCGGTAGTTACCCAAGGGTATACCAAGTCACAGATTACGGAATCTAAGAAGTTCGCAGAGAATCAAGATGTTCTGAACGGACTCTTAGAAGATGGTAAGACATATACGATCGAAGAGGTTGAAAGTATCACCAAAACATTCTTAGGAAAGGAAGTGAAGTAACGTGGCCGGAGGAACATTCGTAACTCAAAACAAAGTAAGACCAGGTATGTACATCGAAACTAGTTCGGTACCAAAACCACTAGGAACATTAGGAGAGCGAGGAACTACAGCGTTAGCTCTTACATTGCCTTGGGGACCATCTAAACAGCTTATTAATGTAGAGGCAGGAGCTGACACATTTGATGGTCTTGGTTATGACATCACGGATGCGTCATTGTTATTGGTCAAAGAGTCTCTTAAACGAGCAAAGACGGTGCTCTTATATCGTTTAAACGAAGGTGTTAAAGCTATTGCAACACTAACAACATTGACTGTGACAGCTAAATACGGGGGTGTACGCGGTAATGATATTTCAGTCATCATCCAGACCAATATAGATGATCCTGCTAAGTTCGACGTAAATACACTCGTTTCAGGTGCTGTAGTGAACACGCAGATCGTTTCAAGCACTGCGGAGTTTGTATCTAATGACTGGATAGTGTTTAGTGGAACAGGTGCTTTAACTGTTACTGCAGGGCTTCCACTAAAAGGTGCCACTGATGGTGTTGTAACAAATGCTGACCATACTGCATTCTTATCAGCGTTGGAGCTACAAGACTTTAACACTGTTGGATTGACTACGGACGAAGCACAACTGAAATCAGTCTACACAGCCTTTGTTAAACGCCTTAGGGAAGACGAGGGCAAGAAAGTACAAGCAGTTGTGCCAAACTATCCTAGTGCCGATTACGAGGGTGTAATAAGCGTTAAAAATGGCGTGGTCCTATCTGATGGAACAACTCTCACTAATGCTCAAGCGGTAGCATGGGTGGCAGGAGCTACTGCAGCAGCTAACGTTAATGAAGCACTTACCTATAGTCCCTATGACGATGCAGTGGACGTAACACCACGTTACACCAATACACAGATCATAGCGGCATTGAATGCGGGAGAATTCCTATTCACGGCTAGTAATGGTAGGGCGATTGTAGAACAGGATATTAATACTCTCCATAGCTTCACAGTTAAAAAGGGTAGGCAGTTCCGAAAGAATCGCGTTATCCGGGTGCTAGATGGTATAGCAAATGATCTGAAAAGCATTTTTGAGAAGTTCTATATCGGCAAAGTAGACAACAACGCAGATGGCCGCAATCTGTTGAAAAGTGAAGCAATCAATGTTTTTACTTCATATGAGAAAATTAATGCTTTGCAAAACTTCGATGCACAAAAAGATATTTCATTTATCCAAGGTGCTGAATCGGATGCAGTGTATGCGGAAAGTTACCCACAGCCTGTAGATTCAATCGAGAAAATATATATGAGAGTGCAGGTGAAGTAGTATGTTTTTGAGTGCAGGAGATACGATATCCGGTCAAGAGGGACGTGCGTATGCGACGATCAAGGGTAAGGTAGAAGAAATGTTTTATGTTAAAACCTTAGAGGGCGTTGTTGAGAAGAACAAGACTGACGTGAAGACACTAGGTAAACGTGGGACTCAGCATAAAGCTAATGGGTGGACAGGTACAGGGGACATGACAATTTATTATGTCACTTCTCTCTTTAGACAGTTGATGTTGGATTATATCAAAACAGGTAAAGATACCTACTTTGATATTACGATAGTTAATGAGGATGAGGGGTCTTCCATTGGAAAGCAAACTGTAATCCTGAGAGGTGTTAACTTAGATAGTGTAATCATGGCGAAGGTTGACACGGAGAGTGAAGTACTTGAAGAAGAGACTAGTTTCACGTTTGAAGATGTTGATATGCCAGATCAATTCGTAGCCCCAACTTTGGGTCAATAATAGGAGGAATTATATATGAGTGATTTAAGTATGTTTTTTGCGCAAAATGCGGCGGTTGAGGTAGCAGAAGAGTTTGCGGTATCTGAACGGTTCAAAGATAAAGAAGGTAAACCTGTAAAGTGGAAATTACGATCGATCAGTGAAGAGGAAAACCAAGAATTAAGGAAATCGGCAACTAAGCGAGTAAAAGGTAAGCATGGCATTTACACTCCCGAAACTGATACAAATGAATATCTTGCAAAAATGGTCGTTGCATCTGTGGTTTATCCTGATTTGAAAAATGCTGAAATCCAAAAATCCTATGGTGTAATGGGAGCTGAGAGGCTGGTGCGTAAAATGTTACTACCTGGCGAATTCAGTAATCTATTAGATAAAGTTCAAGCGATGAACGGCTTTGATAGAGATATCAACGAGTTGGTTGAACAGGTAAAAAACTAATAGAGGAGGGCGATGGTGAGGCTAATTTAGCTTACTACGCCCTCCATGAATTAAACATTTTGCCCCATGACTTAATGAAAATGCGAGCGGAAGAACAAGCTACAATATACGCCATGATTTCCGTTAAGATCGAAAAGGAAAAGAAAGAGCAAGCGAAGTCAAAGAGTAATAGCCGTAGAAAAAGGTAGACCCTTAAGGATATCACTGTTATATTTATGGTATATTTTTCTTTATATAAAGGAGAGATCACATAATGACGACGGGGTTTATTTTAATAGGGGTATTGTTATTATTAGTAGTTTTATTAATATATTTGATCGTTTTAGCTTTCAAAATACAAAAGAAAAGAAGTACGGTAATGAATAAAATGATGGATGACAAGGATATATCCGTTCTAAGTAGCTTGTATCATGTGGAGGGTCTGCCACTATCCGAAAAAACATTATGTAAAGTTTCAGTTACTAATAGCGGTGGACTTTTTATTGAAGGCGGAGGCGTAGACTTCCGTATTAACTCTTTACAGATCAGCGCGGTTGAAGTTAAAAACGATGTGGAAATCGCGAATATAGTTCATAGTAGTGCGGCAAAGGGAATTGTTGGTGGATTGGTATTTGGTCCAATTGGATTAATCGTCGGTTCGAGAACCAAGAATAAAGAAAAGAAGTCCTCCACATATTACTTGATTGTAAATTACATCAATACAGCAGGTGAGATATCAGCATTGATGTTCCTTTCAGGTTCAACACCGCAGGAGGCTTTGAAAATACAAAAAAAACTCCGGCCAGCTATCGCGAACAACCCGAAAGTCAGTATTCAATTATAATCTATTTAAAATTAGCCACCTTCTATAATCGAGGGTGGCTTTTGTTTATGCAGGAAAGGAGGATACCTTATGGCAACTGTTTCATCAAGTCTCAAACTATTCGATGCTATGAGTGGGCCATTGAAAAATATCACGCAAGGCATGAACATGATGGTGTCTACTATGCAGAGAATGCAGAGTGCAACAAATAAGAATATGAGTGTTGATAAATCATTGATAGCTGCCAAACAAAGGATTTCATCTGCTGAAGCTGAAATAAACCGTCAAATCCAAGCATCTCAAAAAAATCAAAATGGCTTCAATCAATCCGTGAAAAATACTCACTCATCTATGTTCCGACTTGGCGCAGCTGTTGTAGTTGTCAACCAAGGAGTAGAGTTGCTTAGAAAAGGATGGGATTTAGTCCGCAGTGGAATGAATGTATCTGATAATATGACTGCTGCCAATGCTCGTCTAGCCATGATTAATGACGGCACCAGAACCAGGATTGAGTTGGAAAAGGAAGTTCTTGGTATCGCTAACAGGACAAGGGCAAGTTATGAAGCAACAGCCGGGTTGATAACAAAAGTTGGGGCAGGTACACAAGGGGTATTTAAAGACAATAACAGTTTACTAAAGTTTGCCGAAAGCTTTAATAAATCACTTGTTGTTAGTGGAGCGACAGCAGTAGAATCAGAATCTGCCATTTTGCAAATGTCACAAGCACTAGGTAGTGGAGTACTACAAGGTGACGAATTGAGATCACTTAGCGAAACGGCTCCTGCTCTCATGCGAATTCTAGCTGATGGATTAGGCGTTGCCCGTGGTCAATTGAAGAAAATGGGTGCGGACGGAGAGCTTACTTCTGACAAGATTGTTAGTGCGTTTAAGAATCAACAGAGTAGGATTGACGAGATGTTCAAGACGATGCCGATGACCTTTGGTGGTGCAATGGTACAGATGAGCAACAGGTTTAAAACGTGGTTTGTCACATTAAATCAAGCGGGGGGGCCACTTCAAAACATAACTGATCAAGTGGTGAGTTTAGTAGATTATTTGAATAGTGCGAATGGGCAAGCGTTTTTTGATGGCTTAGCGCAAGGTATATCAACTGCTGTTGATTGGCTCATGGAATTAATCCAAATAATTACTGAAGTATACACATTCTTTTCTGCGAATTGGTCAACCATCGAACCGATCATTTGGGGTTTGGTAGGTGCTATAACGGCATGGAACCTTATCGCTATAGGTTTTAACACTGTATTAGGTATTCAAAACGGTCTTATGGCTATATCCGCTGCGAATGCGGCGTTTGCTTCAGGAATGACACTAGCGCAGGCAGCGGCAACAACTACTGCTACAGGTGCACAAGTGGGATTAAATGCAGCTTTGCTTGCAAGTCCTTTAACTTGGGTAATTCTCGCTATCGTTGCGGTAGTTGCAGCAATTTACTTTCTAGTACGATGGCTTATCGATCTTTGGAAAACAAACGATAAGTTTGCTGCTGGACTCATGAGAGCGTGGAATGGAATATTGAACTTTTTCGATCAAGTGCCAATATTTTTCGTTCAGGTAGGCAATGGAATAGTTAATGCTTTCCAATGGGCGAAAGTCGAAACCATGAACATTGTACAATCCATGGCCGATGGTGTAGTTAATATCATCAATGGGCTTATTAGTATGCTTAATAAAATACCCGGAGTGTCGATTACGGCAATGAATCATTTAGAGGTGACAGGTAATGTAGCAGCAGAAGCCGAAGCGATCCGTCAAGCTGGCGAAAATAAAGTAGCCGGAATGCAAGCGAATGCGGTTGGAAAAGCACAAGCGCGCGAACAAAAAGTTCAGAAAATGCTTAATAGTAGAGCTGACCAGAGATCAATAGATGAGGCAATCGAAAGAGATAAGTTGGATAAAGAAAGAAAACTTGGTGCGCCTGGAGAAAAAATAGTTGGGGCTTTGTTTGATCCCACATCTCCTGCCATTGCTGCTAAGGATGACAAAAAGAAAAAGAATATAGGCACGGTAGATAAAATAAAAGGCAAAGTTGATATCTCCAGTGAGGATTTAAAGGTAATGCGTGATCTTGCGGAGATGAAGAATATTCAGAATTTCGTTACTCTTACACCTACCGTGCAAGTCAAAACGGGCCCGATCACAAATGGAGATAACCTTGACTCTATCGTGTCGAAGATAACAACTCACCTTCAAGACTCTGTTGCATCGTCTGCTAAAGGGGTGTTTGCGAATGGCTGAGTATAGGATTGAGCTAAGCTATAACAACCACGAAGTATTCTTTCAAATCCCTGTGCTCCCTGAAGAGATTGAGATTGAGGGGTCAGGGAACGGAGAAACGCATGACGTTGCAGGGTTGGGTGAGATCAATGTTATCAAGGCTCCCAAGCTGAAAGAGATTAGCTTTAGCGGCGTATTTCCTGCTGATATGGAAACCGCTATACAATCCGTGGGGTTTGATAGTCCAGCGGATTTTATTGCGCGTATTGAGGATTGGATGAACAAAAAGCGTCCAATCCGTTTTATATACGTTAGTGAGAGTTTGAAAATAAACATTCCGGTATCTATAGAGGATTTTAATTACAAAGAAGTCGGTGGTGCTGTTGGTGATTGGGAATATGATATTTCTTTGAAAGAGTTTGTATTCTACGCTGCTAAGAAGGTTGTTTTTGCTAAGAAGGCAACAGCTACTAGTGCAAAAAAAACAGCTACCAAAACAGAACCAAAGCGTGCCGATGAACGAACCAAGCCAAAGACAGTCACTATCAAGAGTGGTGACACACTGTTTATTATTGCAAAAAAGAATTTAGGTGACGGATCGAAGTACAAAGAGATTCAGAAATTAAACGGCATTACGGATGCTCAGGCTAAGAAGCTTAAAATCGGTACCGTAATCAAACTCCCGGGGTGATCACATGGAAATACTGATCGATAACAAGGACGGGAATGTGTGGGATGTATCGGATATCGTGAAAGATATTGGTTATCGCACAAGCAGGATTGGTAAGGCCTCATCACTCGAGTTCACACTCATAGAAGATGGCATATACCAGGATAATAAATTCAAGTATCAAAGTGGGGATATCGTAAGGTTTGCTGATGGATCCAACAAGGTCTTCCTTGGTTACATTTTCCGATTTGAAACAGGAAGGAATGGAGAAGCCAAGATTCTAGCTTATGATCAGATGCGTTATCTAAATGTAAACCACACTTACTCATTTCAAAATATGAGTGCAACGCAGATCATCCAGAAGATTGCGAAGGACTTTGAATTGACGGTGGGCACAGTGGATGATACATCGTACAAGATACCTGCACAGTTGTTTGATGATAAGTCCTTGTTTGACATGATCTGTGAGTCATTGGATAAATCATTGATAGCTAACACGACTAATTTCGTGTTTTTTGATGATTTCGGGAAACTCGCTCTTAGGAATATATCGAATATGAAATATGGGTTTGTTATCGGTGATGGAAGTTTAATGACGGACTATACCTATTCAAAATCCATTGATGATGACACTTACAATCAAATTGTTTTATACAAGGATAACAAGAAGTCAGGTAAGCGTGAAACGTATAAAGTAAAAGACAGTAACAATATCAAAAAATGGGGATTACTGCAGCTGACACAAAGTGTGGACGAAGGGTTAAATACAGCTCAGATAAACGATATGTTAACAAAATTAATAGCTGTCAAGAACCGAGAAACAAGATCAATGAAGATTGAAGCTATCGGAGATTTGAGGTTACGAGCTGGAATGTACGTAAATATTTATATTGAACGTTTCGGCATCAATAAATTCTTTCTGGTAGACGAATGCTCACATAAAAATATCGAATCTAATCACACGATGTCATTGGAATTGAGGTTGGTATAATGTTGGATGTTATCAAGCAAGCCGCATTAGAGGTGATCAAGAATAGTAACCCAACAGCTGTAATGTTTGGAACGGTTTTATCAATAAGCCCTTTAGAAATTAGTGTGGATCAGCGCCTAATTCTAACAGAGGCTTTTTTAATTGTTCCTGAATCAATGGGGCGCTTTGAAATTGATTTGAAGCACGTTCATGCAATCATCGGTTTACCCGATACCAAGGAATCATTACTAGATAAGATAGTGATCAGAAAAGGTTTAGAGGTTGGTGACAAGGTTCTATTGCTACGTGTGCAAGGTGGTCAACAATTCGTGGTGATGGACAAGGTGGTGAGTGGATGATACCGCAAAGCGATATTGAAATGTCAGATGAAGAATTAGAGCCGGTTGCCCTACCAAGTAAAACATATCGTCTTGATCTAGTGAACAAAAGAATCAGCGGCCAAACGATTGACGGACTGGAAGCAATCAAGCAAGTCGTATTCAAGATTCTTTCAACGACTCGATTTGAGCATCTTATTTACAGTAATGACTTTGGTAGTGAGGTGGATCTATCTGCCAGTCGTGGGCGCTCAGTGTTTGAATCTGAGGTAGAGCGATGGGTTAAGGAAGCATTGACACAAGATGATCGAATCATAGCTGTAACAGGCTTTAAATTCGCTTATGAACTTGACAACGCAATGATTCATTTTACGGTCGAATCAGAATTCGGACGATATCAAGAAACTAAGGAGCTGGGTAACGGTGTATGAGAACCAGACTTTTGAAAATATATTAGAACGAATGTTAGATAGAGTTCCTGGTGATGTAGATAAGAGGGAAGGAAGTATTATCTATGATGCACTAGCTCCGGCTGCTGTGGAACTTGCGCAAGCCTACATTGAATTAGAGATTAATGCTAATCTTCGCTTTCCTGATACGGCCACAGATGAGTATCTTGAGCGCTCTATTGCTTGGTCAGGCATTGTGCGGAAGAAGGCAAGTAAAGCCCAATTAAGAGGGGTGTTCTATAACGGCAGTAATGCTTTGTTAGATATACCGATTGGGAGCCGATTCTCATTAGGAAATTTGAATTATAAAACTACTGGGAAACTGTATTCAGGAAACTACAAGATGGAATGCGAGACCGCTGGGTCTGAAGGTAATCGTCATTTCGGGGCGGTCTTACCGATTGATTACATTAATGATCTTGGCCGTGGAGAAATCACAGAGTTGCTAGTGGCAGGAGAAGATGGTGAGACGGATGCTGCTCTTTATGATAACTATCAGGAGAGGATTTCACGTCCAACTACTTCGGGAAATAGGTATCAGTATGAGTCATGGGCAAGGGAGATACCAGGAGTGAGCAGGGCGAGAGCATTCCCACTTTGGAACGGTGAAGGCACTGTGAAAGTTGCGATATTAGACAAGGACATGCGCACTCCTGCTTTAGCTATTGTTAATGCTGTTCAATCTTATATTGACCCTACTCAGGATGGAATGGGTGAGGGTGCCGCACAGATAGGACCAATTGCAACAATTGTAGGAGCATTAGAGGTACCTATTAACATATCAGTCACAGTGGTTCTTGCCACAGGCGCAACTATAGAGGATATCAAAGAGCAAATTGGGAATGGGATGAAGGCATATTCAAAGGACCTAGCCTTTAACGATCCTCTAGTGAGGTATACACGGATTCAAAGTATTATCTTAGGGATCCCGCCCGTTATCGACTATTCGAATTTACTTGTAAATGGAGGAACACAAAATATTCAGATTCCTTTGGATTCCGTTGCAGTCTTAGGCTTGGTGATCGTGTCATGACAGCTGTTGAGAGATTGAGGAAACACTTACCTGATTACTATGATGAAATCGTAGAAATGGACAATCTGACAGCTACAGAAGGCGTAGAGTTTGATAGGCTGTACTCAGATATTGAAATACTGTTGAATGAGTCCTATCCGGAGACATCTACTATATTCCTAGATCGTTATGAAAAGGATCTTCAAATCATAGTAGATAAGACAAAGCCAGTGGATCAGAGACGTTCCGTAGTCATATCTAAGATGCGTGGTAGCGGTAAAGTGTCAGGGTCAATGATAAAGAACGTTGCTCAAGCCTATGATGGTGGAATGGTTGATGTTGGGGTTGATGTACCGCACTACACCATCATTATTACTTTTATAGATACTGTGGGCATACCGCCTAATCTAAATGATCTTAAGCAAGCTTTAGAGGATATAAAACCCGCA